CTATTTATTGGAGGGTTTATCCTGCTGCGGTTTGTTGTTGACCATATCGCACAACATCGAGAGCAGCATTAACCGCACTTTAAAGGGGGAGTAACTAAACACGCGTATACACCTCTTGAACTCATTCATAAGACCTCCTGACTTGCTAATCCCGTCGATCCATGAGGGATGATTGCATTACATACAGATATAGCACAGGCTATATTATAAAGCATCAACTATCTACGAAAAACAATAACTTACAGTGTTATCAATAAGTTACGTTAGTTAATATCTGTGAGTGTTCGGCAGTATTTCTAAGCTGTCGCGACATCTTTGCGACATTTTAAGGGGTTAAGTCGCACGGCATCTTCAAGGTGGCTTGGGGCGAAATGGGCATAACGCATTGTCATAGTGATGTCAGCGTGGCCGAGAATTTTTTGCAGAACCAGAATGTTTCCGCCGTTCATCATAAAGTGGCTGGCAAATGTATGGCGCAGTACATGGGTAAGCTGGCCGGAGGGGAGTTCAATGCCTGCACGTTCCAGAGCAGAGCGGAAAGCGTTGTAGCAGGGCTTGGGGAACAGAGCGCCTTTTGTTTCAGGTAATTCGGACAGAAGTTCATCATCAAGGGGAATTGTTCTGTTGCGCTTCCCTTTGGTTTTGACGAACGTGACTTTACCCCCGGCGATCTGGGAGCTTTTCAGCGTTGCCGCCTCATTCCACCTTGCGCCGGTAGCAAGGCAGATTTTGACAACTAATTCTAGGTATTTAACTTTACTTCGTTTGCATTCCAGTAAAAGCCGATCAATTTCTTCGGTAGTGAGGAAAGCCATTTCGATTTCATCAGTACGATACTGTCTGACGTTTTCTAGTGGGTTGGGTGCTGACCATTCACCAATCCGTTTCAGCTCGTTGAACATAGCCAGGAAGTAAGCATGTTCAAGGTTCATAGTTTTCGGGGAAACCTTAGATACTCTGTTGGTACGGGCATAATGCCCATCCAGCCTTTTAGCGCGGTAGGCTGTGAACAACTGGGCATTAAATTCTGTAGCCAGCGGGAATCCCATGCATTCCGCCGCCCAGGTCATAGCATTTTTACGCTTTTCGCCATTGCTCAAAGCTACGCCGTGGCGTTCATACCACATTGTTATCAGATCTATTAAAGTTCGCTTGTCCTTCCCTTCACCCAGCCACGGAGCTGCGTCTACTTTCTGAAGCGTATGGTTTTCGAATGCCAGGGCTTCCCCTTTCGTGGCAAATTTTTTACGTATACGCTTCCCGTTCTTGCCATTACTGCGGTTGACGGTGTAGAAGTCGGCGATCCATTCGCCTGTAGGAAGTTTACGAACGCTCATTTTATTTTATCGTCAGAACAACGCGGCCTATGATTTTTATGTCGTCAATTCCGCAATCAAATGCCATACCAACACCGCTAACTCTGACTTTTCGTACCGGAATCCGTGTAAGAGTGCGGACGCTTGTTTTTCCTTCAACTTCAACCAACCAATCATCGTCATAAACTTCAGAATAAGACTGGTCAACAATGTACTGAACAAGGCCATCCAGAACACAAATCGGTTGTTGCGGTAAGGGCTTACCAGGCAGGAAGATGACTTTATCAAGCATAAGTGTGCCAGCGTCATAGAGTTGGCCATCAACAATCTTGCTGCGCGGTATTTTGAGTATGTCTAATTCATCATCATTAAATTTACGTCCCTGTCCTGTCGCCAGCCACTCCAGATTAGCGCCTGTTTCGGCTACACATTTCACGACAATGTCTGCCGGGAAAACTCCACGCTTGTAGCGTGAAGAAAGAGAACTGGCTGCCATGTCCAGATGTTCCGCGAGCTGTAACTTCTGCGTAAATCCGTAAGCCTCGATCACCCTGTCAAGAATCGGTGTGCTATCTACGTTTAGGTCGATTTTAAATGTGCTCATAGCGAATCCATAAATCTCGGTTCGAGAAATTAAAATTGACACTTCTCGAAACGCGAATTAATCTGGCTCCATATTTCGAATGTTGCCTTATATAACCCTGTATTGCCGTACAGGTTAACTTGTGGAGTTTGCCTCATGCGTCCGAACATTACAATCATCATCCCAGAGCCATACCTGCCTTTAGACGAGTATTGCCGCCGTACTGGTACCAACAAAGAAACCGCCAGGAACCTGATCGAATACGGGAAATTACCTATTAAGCCGAAGGGTAAGCAGAAGAAAGGCTTGGTCGAAGTCAACATGGCCGCGCTCACTATTCAGGCGTTAAGCGAATGTGACATTTCGCTTAACGCGTAATCCATCCTACGGATTAGGGAGAGGCAAACAATGTTTGATTACCAGACCTCTAAACATGCGCACTTTGATGCGGCTTGCCGAGCATTTGCAAGTGAGCACAATCTTGAAGATGTGGCCGCTGCCGTTGGTATGAGGCCGCAGATCCTGCGCAACAAACTGAACCCAGCACAACCGCACCGCCTGACCTGTGATGAGCTTTTGGCTATCACGGATTACACCGAAGATTCGCGTTTGCTTGATGGGATGTTAGGTCAGATTAACTGCCTTCCATCCGTGCCGGTGAACAATGCCACAGAAGGCAACATGCAGTTATGCGCACTGAGTGCCACAGCCAGTGTGGGCGCGATTGCTGGGGAAGCCGTATCAACTGGCTATATGACTGCCGCCCGCCGTACTCAAATTCTGGATCGTGCCCGCGATGCAATCCGTAGCTTATCCGTGCTGGCTTATACCGTTGAAAGCCGGATTCACTCTGCGCCTGTTTTGGCCGCTGCAGTGGATCTGGTCACAACCAACGCCACCGGCCTGATGTGAGGGAACACCATGAAAGCGTTTGTCACTTACCTGAAAAAAGAATCACCAGCCATGCAGTTGCCGAGTGGTTCAACGGGCTGGATAGAACTGCCAAACGGTCAGCGCTGGAACCCTGGTCACATGTACAAATTCAATGGCCAGCAGCCGCGCCGCCCGTGGTGGCATCGTCTGATGGGACTATAGGGGGCGTTATGGCGATTAGCCAGGAACAGCAAAAGCGCGGGCTGGAGCATTTAAAACAGATCCGCCGCAAATACTTCAACGAAAGCAGCGAGGCCGCTGAATGGTGGGACAACCTAACACCGGAGTGGCGCGGCGTGGTGCTTCATGCTGCTGCGGTTACTTCTGGTTCAGGGGCATTTAAAGCCCACTTAAGCAAATGTTGCTGGCGTGAGATTTATGAACGCCTGGGCTATCGGGACATGATTCAACTGCGCCAGGGCATTTCACGGGCGCGGTTAACGTTTGAAGGTTTCGGCAGTTTACGTGACAGCGATTTTTCAAAGCGCACCGCGAACCGCCCGATCAAAAAGGCACATCCAATTTATAGCAGTAGTGGGGTACAGATGGTGATTGCACCTCATATCGTCCATAAGTTCCAGCAACAGGGGAATCACTAATGACCATTATTTCCGTTGAGGGTAAATCGTTGGGGGCTGAACTGGCTGTGTGGGGTGTCCCGCATAACTACGCTGTAGCGTTTACAGAGAAAAGCACCAGTAAAAATGGCCGCATCGCTTTGCATCCGTTCTTCTTCAATGACACCGAGCACATGACGAATCCGCGTCACTGGTTGGCGATCAATGCCGCTTTCTGGTGCTGTGTGTATCGCGAAGCGGAAAGCAAAGAAGCCCAGATAGAAGCGCTGGCGGGGATTCGTGCGATTTTCTATACAGCCGGGGCGCTGGGAGTTGGCGAGATAAAAGCGCTGATCCAGGAGTGGTGGCGGACAACCTATGAACTGCACCTGATTCCGGTACCGAACTACTCAGCTGCCACAGTACACCCCACTTTTCACTAATTAACCGCCTGAATTTTTGGGCCATGTTTCAAGTGGCCGGGGATTCTTTTGCCTTAAGGAAACCAAAATGCATATGACACGTCAGGATTTACCCGCAACAAAATCAGTCACTGACCTGCTGGCAATGCTCACCAAAGCCACGCAGGAAGGTAAAGCCGCTGCTGCTGATTTGTGTTCCACCCGTCTGAATAAGCTGGCCACCCATGCAGCCAATGAAGGTTTAAGCGCAACGGAAATCGTTGAGTTGATCCGCGAAGAAGCCGCGGCGATTTGCAGCAAAGGCGGTGCGGCATGGCAATAAAAACTCCGCTTAAATGGGTGGGCAGCAAAGCCCGCCTTATGCCTAAGCTGCGTCCGCACCTTCCAGAAGGTAAACGCCTGGTTGAACCGTTCGCAGGTTCCTGCGCTGTCATGATGAATACGGATTATGACGAGTATCTGATCGCAGATGTGAATCCTGATCTGGTTAATCTTTATAAGGCGATGGCGTATCACACTGATGCGCTGCTGAATGAGCTGGAGATCCTGTTTACTGCCGGTTCGTTAGGTGATGAAGAAAGCCGTGCCATTTTCTATTACGCAGTGCGTGATGCTTTCAATCTTTCTAGTGGTAAGGTCGGTTCTGAATCTGTTGAAAATGCTGCGCGTTTCCTGTACCTGAATCGCCACTGCTTCAATGGCCTGTGCCGGTATAATCGCCGAGGCCAGTTCAACGTCCCGTTCGGTAAGTATAAAAAGCCTTATTTTCCCGCTGATGAAATCCGTGCCTTTGCTGAAAAAGCGAAACGCGCAACGTTCATTACTGCCCACTATTCAGAAACGCTCGATTTGGTTCGGGACGGGAATGACGTTGTTTACTGTGATCCGCCTTATCTGACTGAAAGCGACAATTTCACCGCTTACCATGAGCGCGGTTTTTCGCACATCGTCCAGGGGAGGCTGGCGCGTAAATTGCGCCGTCTGGCCAGAAAAGGTGTGCCGGTTGTGGCCTCTAATGCAGATCTGGAAATGGTGCATTACCTGTACGCCGGATTTGAAGCCGTTCGCATTAATGCCCCACGTAGTGTTGGTGCCGCAGCTGCAAGCCAGAAAGTTGCCGCAGAGTTAATTCTGAAGTCGCCGCTTGATTCTATAGCGATGGCCTGCGCATGACTCCTGTCGCCAATGGCCAACATCACGCCGTCGATACCTGGCGGCGTGAAACGTTCGCACCGGGTACACCTACAGACGCCACGATCACTGAGCGCCGCCTGTGGGCGGTTAACCCGCAGGATTACGAATGGTGCTCACAGTACCTTCATGAGATACCCGACTGGTTAGCCGGGTATTTTGGCCGTCGTTACGAAAAGCTGTTTGCTGGTCGTGACGGGCGTTGTCGTGCCAATACATTCCTGCGCCAGACTATCGGCGGGAGTGTATTGCCACGTCTGCGCAAAGTGGCTGCGCGTTACTCGCTGGCCGCTGACGCTGCTGATCTTACTTTTGGTAAGTCGCTGGAGCGCTTGCCGTCACTAGACCGTCCTGATCTTAAAAAACTGGCTGGCCAGGTATCTGGCTGGATTTCCCAGTCACTTTATGACTTCACCGAACAGTTTGACTCCAGCACTGACGACGCCAGAGAGCTGCATCGCCGCACCTTGGAATCATACCGCCATCTTTGCGCGGGTTGCCTGATGCTGAATAACCAGCCGCCGTACTGGGCTGAACATGAGGCCAATGAAGGTCAACTGGAAATGCGTAAGGCGGAATCCGGGATACTGCGCATGATGGCGCCGGAATGGTGGTACCTACGTCTTAAACGTGCGCGTGATATGCAGCGCGAACATATGGCCATCGCGGTGGGACAGGTACAAAAAGCGGCCAGCGCTTATGTATCCCGCAAAACACTGGACGAATGGATAGACCAGAAAAAGCGGAATCTGGAGTTCTTTAAAAAGTTTGATCTGCTGAATGATGAGGGGCTGCGCATTGCACTGGACAGCATGGTGCACCGCAGCGTTGCAAATCCGGCGATCCGTCGATGTGAACTAATGGTAAGAATGCGAGGGTTTGAAGATATGGCCAATGAAGAAGGGCTGGCCGGTGAGTTTTACACCATCACCGCGCCATCACGTTTCCACGCAGTGCACAGCAAAGGTGGCTTTGTATCGCAATGGGATGGATGTACACCGCAGGATACCCAGCGCTATTTATGCGGCGTATGGGCAAAAGCACGCGCAGCGATCTCGCGTGCGGGTATTCATGTATTTGGGTTTCGGGTTGTTGAGCCACACCATGACGGGACACCGCACTGGCATATGTTGCTTTTTATGCGTCTGCAGGACGTGGACACGGTACGCGATATTCTTTGCTATCACGCCAGAATTACCGATTCTGAGGAACTGCAATCTGAAAAGGCGCTTAAGGCACGTTTTCACGTTGAAGCTATCGATCCCGACAAAGGTTCAGCCACGGGCTACATCGCGAAATACATTTCAAAAAATATTGATGGTTTTGCGTTGGATGGTGAGCAGGACGAAGAAACCGGCGAAAACCTGCGTGATATGGCTAAGTCCGTTTCTGCATGGGCTTCACGCTGGCGCATTCGTCAGTTTCAGCAGATTGGTGGTGCGCCGGTAACCGTCTGGCGTGAGCTGCGTCGGTTGCGGGATCTGGTGCTGACAGATCGCAGAATGGATGCGGTTCTGGCCGCTGCTGATGTTGGCGATTGGGCTGCATACACCCAAGCACAGGGTGGCGCACTGATTGCCCGCCGTGATCTGGTTGTTCGTCTGGCCTATGAAATTACGGAACAGGGCAACGAGTACGCAGAGGACGTGCAGCGCGTACAGGGGGTTTATTCTCCTTTGGTTCCTGATTCGGAAGTTTGCACCCGTCTGGTTAAGTGGCAAAAGGTTGCGAAGTTGGCCGAAGCGCCAGCGGAGGCGGGGTTTTCTGGCGGCAACGCCGCCCCTTGGAGTTCTGTCAATAACTGTACGGAGGGGGGAATCCTCAGACGGTTAAAACTGGAATTATGCAGCCGGGGTTTTAACGGTTCTAATGAAGAAATAGCCATTCTCTTACGGGGTAGTGGTTTGATGTTTGGCCAAGGGGGACTGGTTTACCGTAATGGGTGGCTTAAAGAGATTCAAAACGAGCCATTAAACGAGTTATGGCCGGGGTGGGTCTAGCAGGGTAAATATGTGAAATGCATGCATTTCTCAGTAGATGGAAGGAAATTAAATTTCACTATTCGTGCTTTACGGTGTACGGTATACTGGATACTTATCCAGTCACTATTGCTTGTGGGGGCTAAATGGATCTTTTGGAGGCGTCGGCACAGCTGGAACGCATTGAGTTATTAGCTAAAATTGCCCATGATTACGAAAGTAACCAGAGAGAAAAAACAATCGCTTTGGCCTGGATTGGAGAACTTGCGGAAGAGGTTCACAAAATGGTTAGAAAGGAAGGGAAAAGCCCTCATTCTGGGGGCTTTTTAGGCAGCGGGAGTCACTTTCAGTAAATCTAATGCTACCTGGCGCTGAGCGGGAGAAAGTGCACTCAGTATTTTTTGCACCACCGCATCACCCGTTTTAGCGCTGGGGCTGAGAGTGTGGGAAAATGTCAGATTCATAACAAATGTGTGGCCACATTCAACATCTGAACAGGCGCAGTAAATATCTGCAATTTGCCGATGCTTCCTGTTCGTTTTACGAATAACAGCCTTTGAGCCGCATTCCGGGCATTCGATTTTCAGAACTCGCATATTCCATGCTCCAGCTGTTAAATGAAGCATGGATTTTAGCCAGTTTCGCATCATGCCGCACCTTTATCTATTGATTCTATGTAACTTAAATCAAAGTTTAGGTGCAACCTTTCCGGTATTTCGGGATCGTTGTTAACGGCCAGCATGAAACGGCGCTGGATGGGGGCAATTTCGCTTTTCTTATAAATGCGTTCAGCCTTTTCAACATCCCCCAGTCCGGCAGTGTTCTGCGGGACAATACCGGCGAGGCCGGCAGGGAAACGGTGCGCGTTCAGAATGTCCTGTGCGCTGATGTTCTTGATGTTGGCAAATTCATCCTTAGCAGAAATATCACCCATTTCAATGAACTTGATGGCGTCGCCGTCTCCGCCGGGAATGTTGACAAGGATGGTGGAGAAGTTCCCGATCCCTTTGCTGTCACGCAGCTGCTGTTCAATTTCTTCCTCCATTTCGTCCGTCATGCTGGGATCGCGGGTATAAAGAATTCCGCCTGTGTGCGCACCGTTGTGGTAGTAGCGGCGTCGGAAAATGACCGCTTCACTGTTAAGTAACGCGGAATGCACACCGCCGATGTAGTCCGGCAGTCCATAGATATGCTGTTGCGGGTCATACATTTTGATAAAGATAATATCTTCTTCTGGCCATATCTGCGGTTCCCCTTCCTGTAACACTACGTAGTCACCGGGCTTATCCAGGGCGTTATCTCTGACTTTGCGGCGGCGTATATACAGACCGGGTAAGGGTTCAAGTGCGATCACGTCTCCCCAGCCGTTACGAATTTTGGCAATCGCAATATCCCCAAAGGTTATATAGTTATACGCTGCCGCTTCCAGCTGGTCGTGAATAAGTCCGCCACCCAAGTAATCTGAAACAATCATGTTTTTGCGGGCGTGAATGATGCCGCCGTGCTGACCGTTAAGATTAATCAGCTGTGCGAGTGCCAGCCGGTCAATCGGCTGGGTGAAGTGATCGGCGGCATTGTCGTACCAGATATCACGGTAATCTGTGCCGGTAGTCAGAACCGGTTCAGGTTTGCCGAATGTGATAATGCTCATCTTTTTTGATTTGTCGCCGCGCTGGTCGCGCTTAACAAAGCGTTTCTTTTTACTCATGCAGCCTCTTTCCTTACACCCCAGCGGGATTTAGGTTTGTTTTCATAGTTAAGGGGTTCGTTATGCAGACCGTGGGCAATCGCCCAGAACGCCTCCGCGTGGCCAGTATCCTGGCTGCGGTCAGCGACAAACGTCATGGCGTTGCCGCTTTGTGTGGTGGTTCGGCGCACAGACATAAAGCTGGCAGCGATCTCTTTCAGGTTTTTATCCCACTCAATACGCTGGCTTTCCACCACGTCTACCGCTTTCAGTACCAGTTGATTTTTGGTGTTCAGGTCGTAACGAATAGGGACGGCCACGCGCATGGCAAAATGCTGAATGTTGTCAAAAACACCCTGGCCAATGCCGGTAACGTCCACACCCAGATAAGTGAAGTTGTATTTTTTAAACAATTGCTCGATCTGTTTTGCTTGGTACCGGAAGTTCATGCCTTTCCAGTAAATCACCTTCAGAACGCGGAATTTCTCCACGGCGAGTATCGGCGGCGCGATGATGACAAAACAGGACAAATCACCGCTGCGAGCCGGGTCAAAGCCACCCCATACCGACCTGCCACCAAATGGCCGCGCTGCATCAGGGTTGTGATCCTGCCAGGTGTCGATTTCAACACCGCAGGCTTCCAGATCGGAAAAGCTGAAAACGGAATCTTTGCTGTCAACGAACACGCACATATAGAGCATGTTAAAAGTGGCGTCGTTGTAGCGATTGCGAAGTTTCTCGATGTTCGCCAGGTTGAAACCGCCTGCAATGGCATCTTCCATCGTAATGACGTAGCGCCATTGCCCATCCGGGCAGAGTCGCCCGCCGTCACGCATTTCGTTAAAGGACGGAAACTTAATGGCCGCACGTTTTTTACTGCCCTGTTTCCACTCATCGCCCGTCCAGAACGGGTAAGCCTGGTGCGTTTTTGCCGATGGCGTTGAAAAATAGGTGGTGCGCCACTTGTCATGTGTGGCCATTGCACTGGCCACTTCGTTAAGTTTTGCAAAGTTTGGCACCCAGAAATATTCGTCACAGTACAGGTGGCCACTGTAGGACTGGGCGGTGTTTTTGTTGGTGGAGAGAAAACGCAGTTCTGCGCCGTTGCTTAAGCGGATCGGGTTGCCGGTTAGCGTAATACCGAAATACTGCTCTGCAATATTCACGATGTAAGACCGGAACACTTCAGCCTGTGCCTTTGACGCTGACAGAAAGATTTGCGGATCGCCGGTCATCACCGCATTTTCAAACGCTTCAAACGCAAAATACCAGGTCGCACCGATCTGGCGGCTTTTCAGGATGTTCCTGACAAGCTGGCCAATGTTATTGCGCAGGTGTTTCTGATATTCAAAAAGATGTTCCTCAGCCCATGCGTCAAAGTCCTCCTGCGTCAGCGACGTAATATCGTTTTTCTTGTATTTCCGTTTGCTGCGTGGTTCGTCGTCATTGTTGCCCCGCGCAGCTGCTTGCCCGGAACTCTGACCGCTGGCCATTTTCTCTTTGTGTTTATTACTCTGCGCACGCAGTTTCGTGGCATGAGCAATGAGCATGTCCATTTCTTTCAGGTCGAGATCGGTTTTGTTATCGCGGCTGGCCAGCAGCTGGTAACGGCGTTCAATTGCTTCCTCTGTGCTTTCAAAACTGAGCAAATCCGCCCAGCTGTATTTCTCCGCCCAGTAGTAAATGATCCGCGCATTCGGCAGATTTAATTCAGATGCGATTTCCTTTGGCGTATAGCGGCGCAGATAAAGTGCGCGAACAACGCCTTTTAATTCTTCAGAGTATTTAGCCATGCGGATAATTATGCCGTGGCTGTGATGAAAAAACGGTGGTGTTAATTCGTGTCTGTTCGGTAAAGCGTTATAACCGAACTGTTCAGAATAAAGCGTAATGCGGTGGCGGTTTTATTTGGCAATAATTGATTTGCAGCGTCAGGGAGTGGAACAGGGGGGATATGTCACATTTAAAAACTGACTGGCTGTGTGTTGCTACTGAAGGGGATACCGTTGATGGCAGGGTAATTAAACGGCAGTGGATCATTGATATGGGGGAAACCTATGACTATAGCCACTATGTCGCTTTAATCTGGCCAGAACATGAGGATGATTGCGGGAATTTTGGTGAAGTGCTGGAAGCCACCTGGAATGATGGTGAAGATGGACAGGCACGGTTATATGTCAGCCTTTGCCCGAATATGCGTCTGATTTTCGCAAATCATGAAGATCAGCTTTTGTTCTTCTCCATTGAGCCGGAAGATAACTGGCGCGGTAGCGGGCGTACTTACCTGAAAGGGCTGGCGGTAACAGATACACCTGCCAGCGTTGGCACCACACGGCTGCGCTTTAGTAGTCGGCGCAATAAATTAACAAAGCAGGGATATTACAGCTGTGTAATTTCCCGCGACGGAAAAATTAAACAGGAAGCAAGAATGAAGAACTGGCAGAAACTGTTTGGTATTAAGCCAAAGTTTGAAGATGAAACGCCGCAGGATAATCTTGCTCCGGATGAAGATAAATTACAGGCGCTTGCCAATGTGGTGAACGATCTGGAAGCGCGAGTGGCGAAAATTGAAACTCAACTGAATGACGTTCAGGGTGATATTGACACAATTGCTGAAGTGGTGGATACGCAGGAATTTGCGGCAATTCGCGATAATGCAAAAGAAATCGTAACCCGCTTTAACGAACTGGGTAATAAAAACACCCGTACACCGGGGCGTACTATAAAAGATAAAGCCGGGAAATTTAATTTCCTGTAATTCGCTTTATTGCTAATTAGCCCAGAATATATTTTTAAATCGCTTAATTGCGAGGGAGTTTTATGCACCTTAATAATAGTGCGCGGGATTTACTGGATAAATATTCGGCGGGGATGGCGCAGCAGTTTGGTGCGCGTGATACCAGTCGATATTTTTCCCTGAATGACCCACAGGAAAATGCGCTGCGTCTTGCGTTGCTGGAGTCCGTCGAGTTCCTGAACATGATCACCTGTCTGGATGTTGACCAGCTGAGTGGCCAGGTGATCTCTGTCGGTTCCTCTGTGCTGCATACCGGCCGCAGCGAAAATGGCCGTTTCATTCGTCAGGTAGGCGTTGACGGTAATGACTATTCCCTGGTTGAAACAGACAGCTGTGCCGCGTTGCGCTGGGATCTGCTTTCTGTCTGGGCAAACGCCGGTAAGGACGAAAACGAGTTTTACAACCTGGTACAGGCATTCACCACGCAGGCTTTTGCGCTGGATATGTTGCGCATTGGTTTTAACGGTAAAAGTCGCGCGAAAACCACTGATCCGGAAACTAACCCGAACGGCGAGGATGTGAACGTTGGCTGGCATGAGCGTATGAAAACGCTGCTGGGCGGCAATCAGATTATGACGGATGCCGTGGTGCTTGATGAGGCCGGGGATTACAAATCACTGGATGCAATGGCGTCCGATCTGATTAACGCCAAAATCCCGGCACAGTTCCGCAATGACCCGCGTCTGGTTGTTCTGGTTGGTGCCGATCTGGTCGCAGCTGAACAATACCGACTGTATCAGGCAGCAGACCGTCCGACTGAAAAAATCGCGGCGCAGATGCTGGGAAGCACCATTGCTGGCCGTCCGGCTATTATCCCGCCGTTTATGCCGGGTAAACGCATGGTGGTTACGCCGCTTTCTAACCTGCACATCTACACCCAGCGCAATACCCGTATGCGTAAGGCGGAGTTTGTTGAAGATCGTAAGCAGTTCGAAAACAAATACCTGCGCAATGAAGGTTACGCGGTGGAAGTGCCGGAGCTGTATGCGGCTATTGATGAATCCGCTGTGACAATCGGCAAAGTCTCCGAACCGGTGGAGGGTTGATAAATGGCACTTTCCCCCGCGCAGCGTCACAGCCAGCGTATTGCGATGGAACAAAAGCTGAAGCGCAGCCAGGCACTGGAAACCACGGAAAGTATGCACCTGCTGGTCAGGGCGCTGGAAACTGATGTGGAATATATTCGAAGTCTGCCTACCATCGCCGAGCGCGTCGAGGACAAACGCAATGTGCTGTTGCCGCGCTGGGTTCCCACTGTGGAAGCCTATCTGGAGAGTGGCCAGGAGTATGCAAATCCGGTTTTCGCCTGGTGTGTTATCTGGCTGTTTGACGTGGGCGATCTGGATAAGGCGCTGGACTGGGCTGACATTGCTATCAGCCAGCAGCAGGCAACCCCGGATCGGTTACGCAGCAATTTTCCCACTTTCGTGGCGGATACGATGCTGGCATGGGCGCAGGAAACCGCAGGGCGCGGGGAAAGTGTGGAGCCTTATTTCACCCGCACGTTTGAGCGGGTGGCAAACACCTGGCGACTGCATGAGCAGGTGACGGCCAAATGGTTCAAGTTTGCCGGTCAGGAGTTGCTACGCAATGACGATGGCCAGAAAACGGCGGCGGGTGTGGATGATATTGAAACGCTGGAAAAAGCCGATCAGCTGCTGGCTATTGCAGAAAAACACTACTCAAAAATTGGCGTCAAAACGGCGCGGCAGACAATTGCCGCCCGTATCCGAAAACTGACTCAAGGGTAAAGACTACCGCAAGCCAGGCGGACGCGGTGGAGGGCAGAACACCTTGTGTGTAACTGCGCCGTGGAAACCGGCCAGTCCGCCTTTTTCGGGGGATTTATGTTTAGCGGAAAGCCGCTGGATTATCAGGATGAACCGCTGTCCAATAACGGATTCTGGCCAGATCTGAATCTGAAGGATTTTCAAGCGCAGCGGTCACTACCGCCAGATATTGACGCTGACACCATCAGCCAGGCGTTGCTTGCAGCGGTGGCGGAGGTGAATGCGGAGCTGGAAAACGTGGAGTCCAGTTGGATAGCGAAAGGCTACACGCTGGCGGCAGAGGTACCAGGTGTAAAAATGGGCGGACTGAACAGCCTGTGCGCCCAGTATATGAAGGCCGTTTTTGCCAGGGCAAAAGCGGATCTGCTGGGGGAGTTCGCCACTATCGGGCGGCGCGATACTCATCCGGGACAGGAAAGTATGGAAACCCGAGCGGGGTTACTGGCTGAAGCATCGGTGGTGATCCGCCGTATGAAAGGGCTGAAACGGGCAACGGTGAAAAAAGTATGAGCCAGACGCAGATCCAAAGCCTGACCACATTTTTTAAAGATAACGTCCCGCCCCGTGCGATGCAGTCATTTGACAGTGTGCTGGATGAGATGAAGTTCATTCCTGCGGCGAAGGATTACGGGCTGGGACAATATCGCCAGGCGGTTATCCGATATGACGCGGTTCTGAGCTGGGAGCGTTTCCCGTATCGCCTTTGCCCGCCGCCGTTGCTTATGTCCTTACTGGCTGCGTGGCTGGATGATGCTGACAGGGAACTACTGGATGAAGTGGGGCTGAGTGAAGCTGAACCTGACTGGGATGTGTCGGTGGAGGATGAGGAAGTGGCCACTGTGGTGCTGACTGTTCCGATGGTAGAAGAACTGGTGATCAGGCAGGACGAAAAAGGGGCTATTCCGTGGCGGGGTGAGCGCTGGTCACTGGTTGAACCTGAAATCTGGACGGCACTGACCGCCAGTATTTACAGCGTGGATGAGGCCGGTGCGCCGGTGGGGGATAGCGAATGATTGCCGGTGGCGAGCTGAATAAAAAACAGCTGGCCGAATTGCGCAAGGCACTGGCCAGCATGGAGCTGCCGCCGAGAAAACGGCAGCGTCTGATCTGGCGTCTGGCCAAATATGGCGTGATTGCTGCGGCAAAACGGCATGTGCGCAATCAGGAATCCCCGGATGGTCAGAAGTGGCCGGGACGTAAGACAAAACGCAAAGGGAAGATGCTGCGCAACCTGCCAAAGCTGCTGCATATCCGTGAAATGCCAGAAATTCAGGCTGTGCGGATCTATTTACAGGGTGGTGGATACCGGAACGGGGAAGCGCCGGTACCAGCCGGAACGGTGGGGTACGCGCAACAAAACGGAATGCGCGTAAAGGTCAGCCGCAGTAATCAGCCACGGAAGGCAGAGGCCGGGAAAATGGCGACGCCTGCCCAGGCCAAAAAATTACGGGCGCTGGGGTACCGGGTGAAAACCGGTAAGAGATGGAAAAAGCCCACACTGGGCGAAATCACCAAAACTATGCCATACAGCCAGGCGGGGCTGCTGATTCGAAAACTCAGTAATAAAGCCGTGATAACCAGCTGGACAGTGGATCTTCCTGCTCGTGTGTTTCTGGGCATGAATGATGATGAATTTGACAAGGCGCTGGCGCGTCAGCTTCAGGCCATAGGCTTTGGCTGGGACGTTAAGGCGCAGGATATTAAGGGGAAAGCATGACCTGGCCAATTGTGACCGTAAACCAGGTAAATCAGCTGATGGGCGAAACCAATGAAGTGGAACGCACACTGCTGTTTATCGGTTCGGGTACCAAAAATGTGGGGAAAACGCTGGCGGTGAATGCCCAGAGTGATTTTGATTCACTGCTGGGCGAGGAAGATAGCCCGCTGAAAAATGATGTTCTGGCTGCGCTGGCGAACGCTGGTCAGAACTGGTGGGGATTCATTCACGTCCTGCCAGCTGACGCGGAGGCGGACGCCTGGGTGAAAGCGGTTCTGGCCGCGCAGGTGGTGTGCTCTGTGGAAGGCGTGGTGCTGTCTGACGTTGTGACCGCTAAAGCGCAGGTAAATCAGGCCGTGACGTTACGATCCACCATGATTTCAAAGTATGGCCGCTGGGTGTGGTTCATTCTGGCCGCACAGGGAATGCAGGACGAAGAAGCCCAGGCGGATTATCTGGTACGCATGGCCACCCTTCAGGATGGTATTGCAGAAAAGTCGGTTCAGTTGGTTCCCCGTCTGTGGGGAAATGAACCGGGTGTGCTGGCTGGTCGCCTGTGTAGCTGTATGGTGACTATTGCAGATAGTCCGGCGAGAGTTAAAACCGGTGCACTAATGAATCTGGGCAGTGACGAAATGCCGGTTGATGGTACCGGAGAAGTTCTTGAGTTGGCCACGCTTCAGGCGCTGGAAGCACAGCGTTTCAGTGTGCCAATGTGGTACCCGGATTATGACGGTTTTTACTGGTCTGATGGCCGCACGTTGGACGTTGAGGGCGGCGATTATCAGTCGATTGAAACTTTGCGCGTCGCGGATAAAGCTGCCCGCCGTGTTCGTTTGCTGGCTATCAGTAAAATCGCTGATCGTTCGCTGAATAGCACGCCAGGAAGTATCGCCGCACATCAGACACTGTTCGCCAGTCCACTGCGCGAAATGTCTACTGCGGCCAGCATTAATGGGGTGTCATTTCCCGGAGAAGTGAAGCCGCCGCAGGATGGTGATGTGTCCATTGTCTGGAAGAACAAAAAGGCAGTTGATATTTACATTGTGGTACGCACCTGGGAAGTGCCACTGCAAATCACCATCAGCCTGTTACTGGATGCCAGTCTGGAGGCTATAGCATGACCAAACGTATTTCAGGTATGTCGTTTGACACTTATATGGATGGCGAACTGATCCATATCGAGAAAATTACGCTCGATATTACGGATAACAGCGTTGCCGCCCAGACGCGTGGCGTCCCTGATGGGTATGTGGATGGCGATGTTGCCGCTGAAGGGGAGATTGAAGTCAGTTCAAAAACACTTCAGGTGCTGACAGCCAAAGCCCGCGCAGCGGGTTCATGGCGCGGACTTCCACCACTTGATTTTCTTTTCTATGCCAAAGCCAGTAGCGAAGAAATGAAGGTGGAGACGTTCGGCAATAAATTACAGGTCAGCAACCTGCTGGATATTGATCCGAAGGGGGGCGGCGTGACCACGCACAAAATCAAATATTTCGTGACCAGTCCTAAATTCGTCAACATTAACGGTGTGCCGTATCTGGAAGCGGAAGCTACAGAAAACCTGATCGGATAAGGACATCGCAATGCAAGAACATGAAAAGAGTCTGTATTCACTGCTAGTTATTGGGGGATTGATTGCTGTCGGCAATGTGCTGAACAGTAATGACCCGATTACGCCCCGCCTGTTTGCTGGCCGTGTGATCCTGGGCAGTCTGGTTTCTGTGGTAGCAGGGACGGCGTTGATTCAGATCCCGGATGCCAGTCCGCTGGCCATTCAGGGGCTGGGGGCTGCGTTAGGGATCGCTGGGTATCAGGCGGTGGAAGTGTGGCTGCGCAGGCGTGCTATGGGAAAGCAGGATGGGAGCAAAAATAATGACTCTGAGTGAAAAACAGCAATTGTTTACTGTCATGGTGGCCAATCTGATCCACTGGGCAGAAGAACATGGCTACCGACTGACATTCGGTGAGGTTTACCGTACACCAGAACAGGCTGCGCTGAATGAGAAGAAAGGTAGTGGTATTTCTAACAGTCTGCACACCCAGCGGTTGGCTGTAGATTTTAATTTGTTCGTGAATGATCAGTACAAAACTCGCACAGAAGATTATCTGCCGCTGGGGGAGTTCTGGGAATCTCTAGGTGGAGTCTGGGGCGGGCGCTTCAAATCCAGGCCGGATGGCAATCATTTCAGCCTGGAACATAACGGGGTGCGCTAATGAGCTGCGGGCAGTGGCTGATTGTGGTAGCGCTGGCGTTTGTCTGGGGCTGGCTTACCGCAGATTGGCGGCGAGATAGCCTGGAACTGGCAATTAATAGCGCGGCACAGGTAGCAGGCAATGAATCACGGAAGGTGATGCAGGGTATCGCCAGTGATTCGGCCAGAAAGCTGGAAGATAAACTGGAGGCGTTAAGAAATGCTCAACCACTTGAGATCCGCACTGAAGTGCTTAAGCCCGTTTTTACCAGTCGTTGCCTGTCTGATGAGTTTGTCAGCATGTACAACCATGCCGCAACCGGTACCGAACGTGCGTTATCAGGAAAATCTGAAAACTAAATGTGCCACGCAGTTGCCGCGCCTGAATGGTGCGACAGGAAAAGACTCAGCGGAATTACTGACGATTTATCTTGAGTTATATGGTCAGTGTGCTGCACGTCATAATCAGTTAGTGGATGAAATTATTTTAAGAGAGAGAGTTATTGATGGAACAAATTAAACTGTGTGTTTGTGGTGTTGAAATTATTTTTGAACCAAACCAGACTGCCTACAATAAATTTATTAATGAAATGGCAATGGACAATAAGGTTGCTCCTGCGCATAACTATCTGACACGAATTGTTGCGATTGAAAGTAAAGCCTCGCTTTGTGAAGTATTAAAACGTCCGGGTGCTGCACTTCAACTGGTTGGCAAAGTAAATGATATTTATGCGCCTGAACTGGAAATTGAAGTAAAAAACTGACAAAGCGAGTCCATGAAATTGAAATAAATGGACTCGAACAATATTTAATTCTACGCCGTCATTATTTACCGCATGGTCAGGATTCCGTTGATGATATCGCCGCCGCTATCTGGCTGGACAATCGTCACTGGGAATATACGGGAATAGCCGTGGCCAATGGTGTGGCAAAAGCATTTAAAGGCAATGAATGAAACAATTAGATTTTACATTAAGCCTGATTGATAAATTATCCCGCCCGTTAAAACAGGTGCAAGGTAACGTCACCGGTTTTGCGGAAAAATCAAAAGCAGCCTTTATGCAGATCGGTGGTGGCGTTCTGGCGCTGGCAGGTATCGGGATGGAGATCAAAAGTGCTTTATCACCGGCAATTGAAATGTATGACGCGCTGAATGATGCTGCCGCAAAAGGTATTGATGATTCAGCACTTAAGACAGTTCAGCGTGATGCCCTGCGCTTTAGTACAACCTATGGTGCCAGTGCGGTGGAGTTTGTTAAATCCACGGAAAATATTAACGCTTCCATTGCCGGACTGACGGGTAATGAATTGCCGAAGGTGACGAAAGTCGCCAATACCCTAGCGTTTGCGCTCAAGTCCACAGCGGCGGACACGGCGGAATTTATGGGGCAGATGTTCGGTAACTTTTCCGCCGATGCCACCAGACTGGGCAAGGTTGAATTTGCCGAGCAGCTGGCAGGCAAGATGGTTTATATGCGCAAAACCTTTGGCACAGAAATGGCCACTATCAAGGATTTGATGGAAGGTGCGCGCGGCGTCGGGACTAACTACGGCGTGGGACTGGATGAACAACTGGCCGTGCTGGGGCAACTTCAGCGGACGCTGGGAACAGAAGCCAGCAGCGCCTATGAAGGGTTTATGACCGGCGCGGTTGATGGCGCTAAAAAGCTGGGGCTGTCCTTTACTGACTCCACCGGCAAAATGTTGTCCATGCCTGAAATGCTGATCAAGTTGCAAGGCAAATATGGCAAAAGCCTTGAAGGGAATCTGAAAGCCCAGGCGGAACTGGATGCAGCCTTTGGTAACAGTTCGGCAGTGGTTAAACATCTTTACGGCAATGTCGCGTTACTTCAGCGGAACATCACCGAACTGGGCGGTACGGACGGCCTGAAGCGTACCCAGGAAATGGCACAAAAAATGGTTAAGCCGTGGGATCGCTTTGTACAAATCCTGAAAGCCATTCAGACCGTGATCGGACTGACGCTGATCCCGGTGCTGTATCCGGTTCTGAATCGCCTGGCTGATATGGGGCAGACCTTTGCTCGTTGGATGCAGTTATTTCCTAACATTGCCCGTGTGATTGGTTATGCGTCGGTGGCACTACAGAGTTTTGCCGCCGTGGGTGCGGTTGCCAATATCGTGATGGGGGTATCCAGATTCATCATGATGGGATTACGTGGGATCTGGGGGGCGTTAACGGCGGTTACGAAAATCTACACGGCGACTGTCTGGCTGGCGCAAATGGCGGTAATCGCCTGGAATACCACGCTGAAGTTTTTACGCGGCGCGTTACTGGCGGTACGCATGGCCGCAATGATGACCGGAATTGGTATCAATCTGATGAGCTGGCCAATCCTGCTTGTGATTGGTGCCATTGCGCTGCTTGTTGCTGGTTGTTATCTGCTGGTTAAGCACTGGAACACGATAAAAGCATCGGTGATGAATACCGAAGCCTTCCAGGCATGTGCTGCCGTAGTGAAATGGCTAGCGGGGATCTTTGTTTTAGCCTGGCAATATGTCAGTGATGGATGGAACAGTTTTATTTCTATGCTGACAGGATTTTCACCATCTGAGGCATTAAAGGGAATGGCCACCGGTATTATGTCGCTGTTTGATATTGTCTGGAACTCAATCAAAGAGGGATTTCTTAAGTCGTGGAACTGGATTGTTCAGAAACTGAATGAAATTCCCGGCGTGGATATTTCTCTGGCGAGTGAAACCTTACAGCCGTTAACTGGTAATACGCTGTCTACGGGGGGCGATTTAAAAGGTGTGGATAATGGCGGTATCAGTAAAACAATCAGCAGCAACACAACATCCGTAATCGATAACAGCCGGAAAATTGGTGAAGTGCATTTCCATACCAAAGAAGCATTATCTCCACTCCAGCTTATGGAATGGCAGGAGCTTGGTGCATGAGTAATATTCTTTATATTGATTTGCTGATTCAGGGCGGTGATTTTGTTCTGAATACCGGTAATGAACCTGAATTATGTAATAACCGAAAAAGTATCGGACAGGACATTATTCATTCCATTATTGAAAGTGGTTTGGCTACGGAATTAATAGCCGAACGTAGCCCGACAATGAGAGCGGATATTTTTACCCGTATGGAATTACTGATTGAATATGATGAACGCATTGTGCCAGGTACGGTGGAAATCAGTGAAGAAAGTCAGAAGCGGCTGTGGGTAACCGCGAGTACATACGATTTTGGTGGGATCTCTGCGCAGGTGGATTTATGACGGAAAAACCGCAGGTCGATTTTGAAGAAGTGGTGAAGGACAGCGGTATGCCGGTAACGGAATCCGAAGTGTGGGAACACTTCAATGCGATTGCAGCGGATGAGGGAATTATCACCAATACATCCCGAATGTCACCGTTCTGGCGATTAATCACCGCCATTGTGACCGCTCCTGTGATGTGGCTGAAAGACGTTCTGGTATTGACCGTGCTGGCTAATATGTTTGTGGCAACGGCCAGCGGGAGCATGTTGCGTCTGCTGGCCTGGGCTGTGAACGTCACGGCAAAACCGGCGAGCGCTGCACAGGGGGTGATCCGCTTCTTCAAAGAAGATGCAAAGGCCGTTGTGACGGTGAAAGCCGGGACGGTTATCCGGACAGAACGCATTAACGAGCGAGTTTATGAGCTGGCCACTACTGAAGATGTGGTGATCGCTTCCAGTGCAGCCAGCGCATTACTGCCGGTGCAAGCCACTGGTACCGGGGGCGCATATAACCTTGCGCCTGGATACTACCGCATTCTGCCGGTGGCGGTCAGTGGTATCAGCCATGTGGCCAGTGAGGAAAACTGGCTGACCGTGCCGGGAGCTGACGAGGAGAGCGATGATGAACTGCGCGAGCGTTGTCGCAATCAGTTCAATCTGGTGGGGAATTACCACACTGATGCGGTTTATCGCTCAATGATCGCCAGCGTTGCTGGGTTGAGTATCGATAGGATTTTCTTTGAGCATGAAGCACCGAGGGGACCTGGAACAGCAAACGCATTTCTATTGCTGGATAGTGGGGTGACATCGGCACCGTTCTTGGATGCAGTGAATGACTATATCAACACCCAGGGGCATCACGGACATGGTGATGATATGCAGTGTTATCCCATTCCGGAAACGTTTCACGATCTGGCCGTTACGGTTTATGTCGAGAATCTGAATAATTTCAGCGATGAGGAAAGGAAAAGCCTGAAGGATGGCGTTGAAAACATTATCCGCTGCGCTTTTCGTGAAAATGCTGATTTTGACGTCAGAAAGACGTGGCCATATTCACGGTTTTCATTTTCGCAACTGGGGCGGGAAATTCATAAAACCTTTGCACAGACGGAATCACTGACATTTTCGCTCGGAGACATTACTAGTGAACTGGGCGTGCCGCGTCTGAAATCACTGACGGTGAATATTGATAATGAATGAGTTTATGGAAAAGCTGGCCGGGATGGTCTTGCCTTCCTGGATGAATAAAGGCGAACCGGGGAAATTGCTGAAAACGGCGCAGCGTTTTTGGGCTGAGGTTTACAACTGGGTTACCTGGCCAATAAATCAGTTTGATCCGCTGACGTGTACACCGGCATTACTGAACCTGCTGGCTTATGACCGGGATATTACCCGCTTTGATGGTGAACCGTTGAGCCTGTTTCGCAAACGCGTGGCTTTTGCCTTCGTGAATGCGCGGGATGCTGGTTCAGTAGAGGGGTTTATCAATATCTTTGACCGGTTGGGCATCGGTTATGTGGAACTGTTAGAACGGCAACCGAATATCGACTGGGATGTGATTCTGGTTCGGGTTACAGACAGCCAAATTGCAGACAACACGCAGCTGCTGATCCAGATAATCCGCCAGTACGGGCGAACATGCCGCCGTTATCAGTTTGAGGTGATCACGTCTGAAAACCTGGTAATCCGGGCTGGGTGGGATCATGGGGAATATGTGGTTTACCCGGCGACGTTAGCAGGGACGGAAGCCCGCAGCGCAACATTCAGCGCGAGTTTGTAAGGAGATTTTTATGTCACAGACAGCCATCACACTGGCGTTTGAAAACTGGAAAGCACAGCAGGGCGCAACAGGTGAACCGGTACTACTGGACGAATTTGTTTTTGCCAGTGTGCCGGATTTAAACGCGGATATCCCTGTTGATCGCAATGAAGGGTTGCCCCCGACAGCACAGATTGTTCACCGGCAAGCTGTTACCCGTACCGGTGTGGTGGATGAAAACAGGGTGGTCTATTCCGTAGTGCTGGGCGCAGATGTGGGGGATTTCAGTTTTAACTGGATTGGTCTGCTCAATAAGGCCAGCGGTACGCTGGCAATGATTGTTCATGCACCAGCACAGCAGAAACTGAAAACAAAAGAAGGGCAACAGGGGAATGTGCTGACCCGCTCGTTTCTGATGGAGTACAACGGTGCACAAACAGAAACTGGGATTAATACGCCCGCTGAAACCTGGCAGATTGATTTTACTGCACGTTTGGCCGGAATTGATGAGCGCCAGCGTCTGGAAAATACAGATATTTATGGCGCGGCGGCGTTTTTTGGTAACGGGTATCTGGTAGCCAAAACCGGCAATCAGTTTTATGTCACGAAAGGCACGGGGTATGTGGCTGGACTGCGTGTGTCACTGGATGCGAATCAGGATATTACAGTGACGACAAAGTCGGTAAAAGTCTGGCTGGATGTGTGCTGGACAGGGATTCTGAGCAGTGTCTGGAGTGTACAGAGTAAAGTCACGGTTGTAGAAAATCTGACTGATTATGTTCAGAACGGTATTCAGCATTTTGTATTTGCGGTGGCCAGCATTGATGTGGATGGCAACATCACGGATTTAAGGCCAAAAGGCAGTCTGAGCGATCAACAGGCCAGCGGCGATTTTTTGCGTAAGGATGCAAACCTTGCCGATATCAATGACAAGGCGGAAGCCAGAAAAAATCTTGGGCTGGGTGAGCTGGCGGTCTTAAGCATTAGCGATGTTGTGCCGGTTGGAGTACCACTTCCTTGGCCGACTGATATTCCACCAGCGGGTCACGCAATCATGCAGGGGCAGGTGTTTGATCCAGTGGCTTACCAGCGACTGGCTATTGCATACCCATCGGGTGTTCTTCCTGATATGCGCCGCCAGACGATCAAAGGAAAACCTGATGGCCGTGCAGTTTTGTCCTATGAAGATGATGGCAATAAATCCCATGCCCACACCGCTAGTGCATTCAGTACCGATCTGGGGACGAAGTCAACATCATCCTTTGACTACGGCACTAGAGCTGTGAGCACATTTGATTACGGAACCAAAACAACCGATACAACTGGTGCACATACTCATACATATGTTAAGGGGCAGGCCACTCAAAACGGAGATATCAATAGAGGTCAGGGCGGCGATAACGTAACAACTGGTAATACCGATTTGGCTGGCAACCATGCTCATATTGTAGGGATTGGCGCACATAGCCATTCTGTAGGAATTGGAGCTCACTCTCATACCGTAGCAATAGGCGCACACAGTCACACCATTACTGTCGCCGCGTCGGGCAATGAAGAAACGACCGTTAAAAACATCGTATTTAACTACATAGTGAGACTCGCATAATGACTTTTAAAATGAGTGAAACGGATCAAACAGTTACCGTTTATAACCTGCGTTCTGACACGAATGAATTTATTGGGTTGGGTGACGCTTTTATACCTGCGCATACCGGACTGCCAGCCAACTGCACCACAATAAAACCACCGGTAATAAAAGCGGGGTTTGTGGCAATTTTTGATTCAGAGAAGCAAAAATGGGTTTCTCGTGAGGAGCATCGTGGTGAGGTGTTGTTTGATACAGAAAACGGTAATGAGCTGGTGATCACCGAACCAGGCGCTTATCCGGAAAGGACAACCACGTTAGCACCAGCTAATGCCTGGCAAAAATGGAATGGTAAGGCGTGGGTGGATGATGCGGAGGCCATGCGAATTGCATTAGTCAGCGAGGCAGATGCCGAAAAGAAAAGACTGTTTAAACAGGCCAGTGACGCCATTGCCACACTGCAGGATGCCATTGATTTAGATATGGCGACTGAAGAAGAAGAGTTGTCTCTTACTGCATGGAAAAAATACCGCGTTTTACTGAACCGTATTCAACCGGAAGATGTGCCAGAAATTGTGTGGCCGGAGATACCTGGAAATGTGGCGTGAAGCACGTCTGGCCTTCACGGATTCTGTTGCTGCGCTGCACTGTTCGATAGTCCCTGCGCATCCGTGGATTTATGGGCTGGGACAGCAGACAGCGAACGGGGCATATCTCAGCCCGGTTAATGCCGTTCGCTATCTTGCTGAACGCCTGTCCGGAACTGGGGGGAATGCGGACGTGGTGATTATGATGGTCACTGGACAGACGCAGGAAAACTTTATGACCAGCCTGAATAACCTGGCCGGGATTTTCCCTGCCCCGGCATTCACGCAGGTCAAACGGCTGGTGCAATCCGCCGCAGCGCTGGCTATTGAAAAGATGCAGATCCCGGCGAAAGCCGCCGCAGCGTTACCTGCGTCCATTCCACTGTCTGTACCAACCAGCAGGGCAGCTTTATCTGCTGCGGCAATCAGCCAGGCACAAAAGGCGGCGGGTGCCGGGTTTGATATCGAAGGGCTGAAAAAACAGCTGGGCGAGTTCACGCAGCTGCGTGACCAGCTTATCAGTGATGTGGCCAGCGGCCTGAATGATTTACAAGGTAAAAGTGCCAGAGTATGGGTTTTTACTGCCAGCGGAGACACCGGCACCTCGTTACTGGAATTGGTGAAGGACATTCCGCAGCAGTCTGCCGTTTACACCGCAGCCATGATGCTGGTTGGCGATAATCTTGATGGAATAAAGGGAATGATTCATGACTTCGATCCCGACACTGGCGCTTAATGGCGAGGCCATCCAGCTGAAAAACATGCGGGTGACTGTTTCACAGCAATTTCAGGATAAAGATCAGTCCGGCCAGACCAGTGCCACAACAAAATCAGAGCAGGGAGCAAAGGGAAAGGAACTGCGGATCAGCGGTGAAATACCTTTTAAACAGCCTGAAGTACTAAAGCGTATTTTTGAGCTGGCCAGTACTACTGATGCCAGTGGTAATCGTCAGAAATATCGCGTGGTGCATGAAGTTGCCCGTGCTGTTAACTTTCGTGAAGCAACGTTCAGCGGAACGGTGGATGCACCCCAGCAGGACGGGAAGATGTCCTGGTTGGTGACATTCACACTGGTGGAACATATCAGCGTGCAGGAAAAGCAAGAGGCCAGGGCAACAGGTAAGACGACCGCAAAAAAACAGACTGCCGGTAGTGCGGGACAGTCCGGTGGCCAGTCTGCCGGAGAAGATGAAGAAAAACTGACGTGGTTTGAACGCAAGGTACTGAAGCCCGTCAATGATGCTTTGGGTTAATGATGAAACCAGTAAAACGCCTATACCTTTCAACGGATGAAGTTCACCTGGTGGATGCCAGCCTGGTACTGGAGCTGAACAGCTGCGGCCGGGGCTTCATCACCGCAGAGACAACAACCGATTACACCGGAAAACTGGTGAGGCTGGATGTGGGGTATACCGATCTGCTTTTGCGCTGGTTTACGGGGTATGTGGAGCGATCGCAGCCCGCTGAAAACGGTTTTCAGCGTCTGTTCATTCGTGAGTTGGCAGGTGTGTTTGAAAGGATGTGGCCATGTTCGTTTCAACACCCGACTTTGCGTGAAATTGCGGTCTGGTTGGAAGAAAATAGCGGGATCACGGTCAATGTGACTGACGCACAGTACAGCGATACCCCTATCCCACATTTTACCCATAACGGTACTGGTTATCAGTTGCTGAACAATCTGGGAAGGGCGTTCAGTATCCAGGATTACATCTGGTACCAGTTGCCTGATGGTTCGCTTTACGTCGGTGGCGCAGAAAAGTCATTGTTTGCCGGTCGCCCCGTAGAAATCCCGTCAGAGTTCAGCCAGGGAGCTGCTGGCGGTAACTCTGTGACATTACCTGTGATCCAGACAATGCGGCCAGGGGTGGAAATGAACGGTGAGCGCGTGACTAAAGTTCACCTGACGAATGACACGATGGCGATCACATGGACGCCGAGAAACCGCGCAACGGGTAAACCTTTGCAGAAAACACCGGCGCAACGGCAGATTGAAAGCCATTACCCGGAAATGGCATCCGGGCTTCATTTGCCAAAGACGGCCAGAGTCGTGGCGCACTCAGAGCCGGTAAAAAGCGGTAACTTTGCCGATCCCTTCCGGCCACGTTATGCCGTGGACGTGCAGCTGCTTGACGCAGACGGAAACCCGGACAATCAGACGCCTGTTTACTCAGCGGTGCCGTTGCCGGTACCGATGGCCGGGAATGATTCAGGCATGTTTCAGTTTCCGCCAGAAGGGACGCTGGTTGAGGTTGCATTCACGGGAGGCAGACCGGATAAACCATTTATCAGGCAGACGCTGCCAGATGGCACCAGCCTGCCGGACGTTAAACCCGGTGAGCAATTGCAACAGCAGCGGGAAGAAGTTTCCCAGCGGGTGACTCAGGCTGGAGACTGGGTAAGACAGACCGATCAGACCATCAGCGAAACATCAATGGCGCGAACCGTAAAAGCCGATACGGAACAGCGCGAACTGGTCAGCCGTGAAACCACGGTGAAAGCTACGGATAAAACTACGGTACTGGGAACCGCCACATTGCTAGCCGGAGCCATCCAGCAGGTCAGCGCCGGTGATTATAGCCAGGCGGTGAAAGGTAACAGGCTGTCCAGTATTGAAGGAAACGAAGAAACGGACATAACAGGACGGCAGTCTACTAAAGTGGGTGGTGCTGTAGCCGTGGAAGTTGGCGAAAGCCTGACAGAGAAGATTGCCGCATTGCGTAAATCAGTGGCCGCTGGAGGTCAGCAGGTCATGGGGGCAACTGTCCATATTGGCAGTGAGAGTATCAACGCCCTAACCATGATGCTGGACACCATTGATTTACTGGAAGAGCTGGCGCAGCAATGCGCGAGCCATTCGCACCCCTCCGTTGGGACGCCAACCAATGCCGCTGCGTTCACCCAGACAGGGACGAAAGCCGGGCAGACCCGGGAAAAATATCAGGGGATTATTGCCTAATGCTGACACTCACATGATAAGTTGAAACGTTCGGGACTTACTGATAGCAGTATT